GGAGGAGGTACACTTGGGTTGTATTCAATTACTTCTCCCTCTTCGTCCGTTAAAGACTCTGCTGACACCTGGGAACCTTTGGGGAGTAGATACTTCCCGTTCACCATGATCTTAGCGTTTCTTAGTTTTTGCTCAGATAAATCATTATAAGCTCTTTGTATTGGGATCAACCTTTCAATAGTCGATTGAGTCCAAAAGTGGGAGCCTGTCTCACGTTCTGCAAAGCGTACAAATGGATAAACATTATCGCCATAGTCATTTGGAAACTTATCTAAATGGGCAAGTTGATCCCCTACCACTATACAAACTACACCCTTTTCATAGGTATCATTAGGTTTCATCCAGAACGCTTTGACTAGCACTTCTGAATTAGCTGAATCTTTTTTACCAAACTTCTCGATACCTGGCTGAGTGAATCTTGCAGACTGAAGTCGTCTGACGGTTAACTCACGATTAGTGAAGGTAGCCTCATTATCTTGGGTCTTGACCTTTCCTTTAAGATGGGGGTACATCGTCTCTATCTCTGTGACAGACATATGCATCCGTTCCATGACCCATTCCTGTTTCTTCATATAAGGGACGGCGTCATTAGCAATCAATACTTGAAAGGGGGATAAAGCCTCGGAACTCACCTCTCCTAGGAAGAGTAACTCCTCTTCTGGGGTGCCATCCTCATCAGCTTCTAGCACTCCGTCGGTCTCTTTTGGGACCTTCATAGCTTCCCGCCTAAAGGATCCCATTGGGTTTTAACGAATGATACCCCGTATAAAAGAGTCATCATGGTCTGAAGATCTAACTCCCGTTCCATGTCAATCTTTCTCCACAGGTGCATCAACGATCTATCCGACCATTTAGCCGCTCGCTGATCTACGAGGTCTGAGGTGTTAGGGATCACTCTGGGAGTGGGTTTAGTCTTAGTAATCTTTGCGTGGCGTGACTCAATGAATGACGCTACTCGATTAATAGTGAGTGGATCATCCTCTAATCTTGGGACTTGGAACTCTCCTGAGGCTGAGAAGAATACCAGCTTTTGAAATCCTAAGTAGTAAGCCAGGTTAGTGATCCATTGGTGCTCAAATTTTTCTCTAACATTCAAAGCATCATCATGCAGACGATTTACATACTCCACCCACTCAGATGGCTTTTTAGGCAGATCTGTTTTAGCGGATCGCTTGGGTACTTTGATTTTCTTGAGGGGAGGTCTGGCCAATTTATTGCTCCTAAACCTCTAAATTACTCTCGTTTAGATCTAAAAGCGAATCAGATGACTCGTCCGCGGCGTCTTTTCACTCTTCTCTTGCCTAAATCTTCCACATGTTGCCATATTCTTCTCTCCGCGGGCGAAAGTGCTCCAAATTTGTCAGCTTGAAGTGGGGTGACATCTGAGGGAAAAGTGATCTTTACATGAGACTTGAGCGCGTCAATTAGATCGTCATGTTTACATTGAGGGTAGAATTGTATCTGATCATAAAGGTCAACGTGCTCTTTTCTAAGGTAGATCTTCTTTGCTGACATCTTGGGTTGTAGCCACCGGATCCGTTCTTCCTTAGCTTTTCTGGATTCTTCTCTGAGTTCTTTGATCGCAAACCAAGACTTTCTGCGTTCCATCTCAGAGTAGAGGTGTTGAGTGACAGCTTGATCTGCCATGGAGACTTCAATCCCCATAGTCATGAATGGAGTGTATTTCTCCGTGAGTCTAAATATTTGTTCGATTGTTTCAGCAACCTTTATTTTAAGTTGAAATGCTTCTTCAACGAAATAATTGTGAGCGTAATCCACACCAACAAGCACAAATGCAGTGTAATCGCTCCGGCGATCAAGACCCATTGCACAATCGACACTAAGAAAATAAATAAGTCCATTCGGTGTCTCTTTATACCATTGTACATCGTCTGGGTTAAATGTCCTATCCCCCTCGATTAAAGGCTCATTTAAATACTGATGGCTGAAGATGGTCTCCCCTTGGGTCTCCTTCACATCCTCTAGAAACGCAGGAGAGAGAACGTCCGGCATGAGATACTTCCCCTGAGCATCGATGGCCTTTTTAATAATGATATCAAACTTGTTTTTCTCAGTGCCTTTAGGGTCTTGGATCCACCCGTAGAGGTCGTTAATGTTCCATCTGGTGCCAATGATGATGAGTGTTCCACCCGGCTCTAAAATGGACATGAGTAATTTATAGTAGTCAATCGTCTTTTCGACTTGGTCTAGATTGTTTGAGTTTCGGCTAGATACAGGGTCATCCACGATTATAATATCGTAGTGCATCCCTACGGCCACCCCTTTCTCTAATGAGCCAGCTGTCACAGAGGGTTCCTTTAAAATCCTAGTCCTATTGTTGAGTAGGATTTCATTATTCCTCCATAGCTCCTTAGACCTTAAATCCCCATAGAGAGACTTTAGTTTTAGGTTTTTCTCAAAGTGATCTTTAACTTCCCCGACGTATTTGTTCGCATTCTTTTGTAGCTCGTGGGTGATGAGGATACGTTTGTTTGGATCTTTTACGAGGGACCATACGCTGTAACCCACTGTAACCACTGAAGATTTGAAACTACCTCGTGGCATTAATATTAATTTTTTATTATGCTGCCCGTCTGTGACCACATCGCATAGCTCTTGGTGAGGGACTGGTCTCATTTTAGAATAGCCGAGTATTTGTTTATCAAAAAAGTAGAGGTCTTTAAGACCCCTGGCTTTAATCTTTTTTAGTTTGTCAGACATTTACCATCTCGATCAGTAAGTCCCTAAAGGGTTCGGGAGTCGCGGCACGTTCTCTTTTAGATAGCCGCCCACCTTCGTAGAGTTTCTTTGAGCTTTTCCGCTCTTTTTTAGAATGGTAGCCGATATCCATACGGGATCTTCCTGGGCATAACCCCCACTCGAGGTCTTTTAGTTGGACACCAACGCTATACAACCAAGTTAGTTTCTGGGCTTTGTGACCATACTTTCCTTGGGCCACGCAGCACGTATAACCACCTTTATCGTCAGCTAGAATCCACCCACCAGATCTAGGGGGTTTATTTAGTCCATGCCAAGCCCATGCATGAGAAGCTTCTGGATGTTCGAGTATCCCGCCGTACTTCCTCACACACGCGAGTGCGTGTTTAAAACACCCATTATCATCCCCTTTAATTCTTCTGACCTTAGCGCTAGGACCACCCGACCAGTATCTTCCCCACCGTTCGCATGGAGGATGGGCGATTACCTTATGAGGTCCATTATAATTCTTGGCATTCTTTAATACATCCCAAGGCTCCACGCCGGATACGTTAAAATAAGGGCCATCCGTTAATACATATAGAGCTGCTATTGTAGAGATTTATTAATCCTCCGAATGGTTTCTTCTGGTCCTATAATCTGGATGAGCTTTTTAATATCTGGGCCTTTGTCTGTACCGGTGACTAGAAATCTCATCACCTTGAATTTTTGTTTATTTGAGATGCCAGTAGCCTTCGCGAAACGATTGATAAATGATTCAGCTTCCTGTTCATCCCACTCATACATCAGTGTTCTTAAATAGCTCCTCTGCTGCATCTCCGATGGTGTTACCCTTATCGTTGAGGTCTTCACCCTCCATTAACTTTACTGCCATGGAGATCCCTTTGATAGAAGCGTTCATGTTATCTACTTCTACCACGTCACCCTTACCGTTTAACTTTTCTTCCTTACCTACGATGATTTCTTTTAATCGACTAAACATCATCCCTTGATTAATCCCGTTTACCCTGAGTGCTTTAGTGATGTTGGTTTCTTCCGGAAGGGCTAGAGTCATTGTCTTGGTCACCTTATCGAGCATCCCACTATCCTTGGCAGACTTGTAAAAGTCCCCATCAGACTGGATCAGTCTCTTGATAAAGTGTCTCGCAGCAGGCGGGAGGTCATTAAACTTTTCTTTTAAGTCGTCTAGCTCCCTCCAAAATGGGGGGCGGGCAAAACTTACTTTTTCTGCTGCTTTACTAGTGCCTCTCGTTGACATCTTAATGCCCTCCCATGGGCAACCTTAGCTTTCATGTATCGGAGCCAATCGTCATCGGAACTATTCCTTAACAAGTATCTCCACTCGTGGACTTGTTTTAAACCTTCTAATTCCCAGGCCTTAAAAAGGGAGGTCACTGGGTTCTTCTTGTTTAGTCCAATTCGGTTTTTCGTATCCACCCTGTGTTTTTTGTTGTGGCTGCACTGTCTTAGGAAGGATCTTGTAGTCCGGCTGGTTTTCCTTTTCCTTAAACGTATTTTTTAATACAGATACTGGGAAGTCATGGTTACACTCAGTGCAAGTCACCTTCCCAGACATATACTTAGTCTTTCCATCTTTAGAGTCCTTTACCCAAAGTGCTCCGATGTCTTTACCTTTTCTCTCTTGGCTCATTTATTTCTCCTTTGGGCAATTCTTATCGCCCGGTTTTGGTTTAACTTTTGATCTACGTAGTTCTTTATCTTTGGTGGGTAATGCCCACATTGGGAGTTTGGGAGGAACCCAGTAGTACCAGTTCCCTTGAATGCAGATACCTTTTGAACCTTTAGTCTTACGGGTCACTTCAGTGAAGTCCATGAATTGTGCGTCTAACTTATATAGGTATCGTCCAATTCCGAACTTGCATGCTGCCCGTTTGAATGCTCCACTGCACCCGCCCTTTAAAGGATCCACTTCTGTATCAGAGGCTACGTCTGATTTATAGACTTGGGATCCGCCGCATCTAGCAGAAATAGTGCAAATGAATCCACCCTCTATCCGCTCGTAAGAGTCATCCCAACAGTCAACACCAAACACATCGTCTAATCTCTCCATCACCGCTCTAGCAGATAGGTATGGGAGGGCTTGAGCCCATGGACCGTAGTCCTCTTTATAGCCGGACTTGATCACCAGCCATTCAATCTCGTCTAACTTAAACGGTGCTTTTAATTCTTCTGATGGGAATTTAGTCACGTCTTCGCTCCGCTCGACTCACCAGATGCTTGCGCATCGGGCGTACCTTTTACTGCTTCGATTGCTTCTTTTGCTATTCTAATTGCACCCATAGCGTGTGCAGCACACGACACCATGTCTCTTTCTGGAGGTCGTTTTATCTCTTCTAGCGCCTCCAACAAAGGAACCACTGCTTCGGTGTACATCCAGTTAGCGCCATGTATATAACTAGAATGACTCGAGGTGGGTGGGTTAGTTGGCACAAAACAGCACGCGTCAGATACTTTTCGCATCTCATTAATAGCCTCAACATCAAGTTTATCAGATAGGGCTTTTGGTAGTTCAGTCATACTTCATTCAATCATAACACCAATGGAATTGGAAGTCCGTACTTTCCGTTGATCACAATCCCAGATCCTAGGGGCATCTCGTTGCCATATCGCTTTGAGTACGCCATCCCATAGCCTAGGCGCTTGTCATTATCAGACACAACTAACGCACCCACACACATACCAAACAGATGCTTATCCCCTATCTTCCTATACTTCACTTCGAGTAGGGGGTGATGCCCAAATACAACTGACTGCATTCTTTGGTTGACAGCCTGCTTGCACACATTCTGGCCCCCTTTTAAATGGTGCCCATGCTCATAGCGCACACCATCAATTTCGAAGTAATCTCCCCACACCCAGCCCTTAGGAGCTTCTAGGATTTCTCTGGTTGACTTCAGCATAAACTTAGGAATGTTCCCTAGATTACAAGCGTACTCAATTCTATCTTTTACGTGGTTTGAATTGCAGACCATAGCATTAGGGAAAAGTTTGTAGATTTTTTTTAATCGATTTACAGCTAACTTATGCTGCGCATTTGCGGAGTCTAGGTCGTTTATATTAGCATATTTAAGGAACTTCAGATCAGCCTCATCACCAATCACTAC